ATATATGCAATCAGACTAAATAAGACATATCAAGGGAGATAAAATTTGTGGATAAAGTTGAAAAGCTATCCTGTGCAATAACAGGGCATCCCCCGCAAAGATTCAAATTCAAACATAACGAGCAAGCCCCTTTGTGCAAGAATATTAAAGCCACGATTGAAAACCAGATAAAAATACTGTATTCAGAGGGAGTGCGGATTTTTTATGTAGACTGTGCTGTTGGTGTTGGTACATGGGCGGCTGAAACTGTGCTTGACCTAAAACAGCAAGCGGCGTATTCGGAAATTGAGTTGTTCTGTGCTGTACCGTTCCCCAACCATACGGAGAGATTTACCGATAAACAGAAAGAGCGGTACAAGCGGATATTGGAGGGAAGCACCTATCAAGAAGTTATAAGCAGAAAATATTTCCCTACAGCGTATAAACGGCAAAGCTATTTCATGGTTGATAAGTCGCAGTATCTAATAGCCCTTTACGACCAAGACCGAACGGAGCGGAGCAGTTTGGGGCAGATGGTGAATTACGCAATTAAAAATAATTTACAAATCATCTTTATAAATCCTGATACGGCAGACGTAAGCAAATGTGAAGAAACCCAATAGGCACAAAAAAATGGAGTAAAAAATAATTGAAAGCGGTTGCTGTAATGGCACCGCTTTTTTGTATGTAAAAATTTAATAAAAATTTTCTTGGTTTAGGGGGGTGCAAAGAGGGCTGCGGATTAGGATTTATATTAGAGGGGTTTTCATGCCCTTTTATAACTGCACCTTGAAAAATACTGCCGTGTAAGGCAGTCATACCCATAACCCAAATACTTTCTGACTGTGTAGAGCGATGGGTAGAACCCGAAAGAAATCGGGCGCGCGAAGCGCGGTTTTGCGTAACAAAACTTCTGAGTAAAAGCCGCCAAGACTGCCAAAAACGAGAGCGATTAACTTTTACCCCACCGGGGCATTGGTAAGCCCCGCTGCCACGACCCACAGCAGAGATAATGATACTTCCGTCTTGAACGCTTCACCGCATTGGACGGCTTGCCATAAGCATGGGGAGAGTGCGAACCGATACCGACATCTTACAAATGCCGGGTTGGTTGGCATTATGATGTTTTTTTACTGGAAACAGTTTGGGATTATGCCTAATGCCGGGGGCTGGAAACAAGCGGCACATTCTATAGATTCGCAAGTTTGACCGTGTAGCCAATGTGAGCCTGTTATATAGGTTTTTGATATTGAAGCTACTCCGTCAATATCAAGTGCGGAAACTATGCGGCAGATGGGAAGTTCTTATCTGCCGTATCATTCTGCCCTTGAAAAAGGGTAATTATGGCAAGCTGTAAAAGCATATCCTATTCTAATAATCCATGAAAAGGGGGATTACATGAAACCATTAAAAGCTGAAATTAAAAACATAGATGGGGAAGCCAAGCCCCAAATACGCACATACGGCGAGGAAAAAATCGGAAAGACGCTCTACTGTGTTACCAGCATCTACAAAGGTGAGATTGATTTTGCCAAAGCAATGGAAGATTTGATAATCAGAAAAATTCTCCGGGGAGAAGGTTCAGAAAACTCCACTAAATCGCTTCGAGCCACAAATTAAAGTATTTTTCGGCAAACTAAAATTCAGGGGCTGCGCTTTCTTCGTGAGTGCGCTATAATCAAGATGTAAAATCATTGATGCCCAAAACCTAGTGTTTGCCATTTTAGGAGGTTGTAGGACATGGCAAACAAAATTCATCGGGTAGGTATTTATGCCCGATTATCAAAGGAAGATTCACGCTCCGGGGAATCGGTTTCGATAGAAAATCAAAAATTGCTCTTACTAAAACACGTTCAAGAAATGGGATGGGAATTAGTAGAAATTTATCAAGACGATGGATTTTCCGGCACAAACCAAAATCGGCCTGCACTTCAACGGTTACTCCAAGACGTAAAAGAGGGGCATATCAATACTGTACTGATAAAAGACCTGTCACGCCTTGGAAGGAATTATCTGGAAGTCGGCAATTTTGCAGAAGTATTTCTGCCGGAGCATGGCTGTGAGTTGATTTCCTTAAATGAAAAATTGGACGAAATGGCAGTATTCCGAAACTGGTTTAACGAGTTGCACAGCCGCAACACCAGTAAAAAGGTAAAAGATGTAAAGCGTATGTTTGCACAAGATGGCAAGTTTGGCGGTGCTTTCGCTCCCTACGGCTATATAAAGTCACCAGACGATAAGCACAAGCTAATCCCTGATGAACTGACTGCTCCGATTGTTCGCAAGATTTTTGAACTTAGGGCAAGTGGTATGGGGTATAACGCTATAGCAAGATGGCTTAATGCAGAAGGTGTTACATCCCCAAGGGATTACTACTATCAACAAAGGGGTGAAGCAAATAATCGCCGTGAAACTCATGCTTGGACGAATGTTACCCTCAAAGGTTTAATCATCAACGAGGTATATATCGGCCATATGGTTTCTATGAAACAAGGAACGAAGTCATATAAAACTTCTAAAATGGTTGCCAAGCCTAAAGAAGAATGGATAAGGGTGGAAAATACCCACGAACCCTTGATTGATTTGGATTTGTGGGAACGTGTAAAAGCCCTTGCCGAAAAACGCCATGTAAGCCGTCCGAAAAAAGACGGTGAAAGGGCGAGTATATTCTCCGGCCTTATGGTATGTGCAGACTGTGGAATGAAAATGCGCCATGCAACACAGCGTAAGGTACGAAAAAACGGCAATCTTTATGAACACTCAAATTTTGCTTGTGGTTCGTATTCAAGAAGCGGCCACATAGGATGCAAGCCCCATATTATAGGCGAAAAAACAGTAACGCAGATTGTCATTAGCCAAATCCGTGAGTATGCGAAATTGATAAGCTATGATGAAAGCCGCATTATCGGGCGTATCGTAGCCCAGCATACAAGCGAGAGCAAGGCAAGCAAAAAAACTTTTGATGCTGAACTGCGAAACTATAACAAACGCCTTGACATGCTCGAAAAGCTGATTGAAAAGCTATACGAGGATAGGCTAACCGGGGCTGTACCCGAAACGGTTTTTAAGAATCTAATCCAGAAGTACGAGGAAGAACGGATTGAGAAGCAACAAGCTGTTAAAGCTCTTGAAAGCCGTATGTCACACTTCAAGGAGAATAGCGTAAGTGCTACCGCATGGGCGAAGCAGATAAAGAAGTTTGCCGAACTGGAAGAACTGGATGCCGAAACCCTTATACTGCTTATAGATAAAATCCTTGTCTATGAAGCAAAAATTATTGATGGGGTACGTATGCACGAGGTTCAGATAATTTACAACCATGTAGGCGATATGAACTGGTTAAGCCCTACCTATGACACTTCCGAAGCCGAGGGGGTTGCTCATGGATAAGATATATTATGTAGGTGCTTATGTTCGCCTTAGTATGGAAGCCGCCAGTTATGACAGCGATTCCGTGGAAAATCAAGTTGCAATGTTATCAAAATTCATTGCCATGATGCCGGGATGGGTAGAAGAAAAAGTATATGTTGATGATGGATTTTCGGGAGCCCATTTTCAAAGGCCGGCGTTCCAAGAAATGATTGCTGATGCAAAAAGCGGAAAAATCAACCTAGTGTTGGTTAAAGACCTCAGCCGTTTTGGTAGAAATTACCTTGAAGCAGGGCATTACTTGGAAGAATTACTACCCTCGCTTGGTTGCCGTTTCGTAGCATTTCAAGATGGCATAGATACAGAGGACGGCGAAAATGACGTTATGCCGTTTCTTAATGCCATGAATGACTACTATGTTAAGAATCACAGCGACCGTATTCGTATCATAATGGCGGCAAAAGCAAAAGCCGGACAGAAAATATCCGGCCATGCACCTTATGGCTACAAGCGTTGTGAGGAAGTGAATACAAACCTTGTCATTGACGAGTATTCGGCGGGGATTGTCCGTAGGATATATGAAATGCGAAAAGAGGGCTTGGGGTTTCTAAAAATATCGAAAGTCCTCAACGGAGAGAAAGTATTACCGCCTATGATTTACTACTATCAAACAATAGGCAGGGATGATTCTCACGTAAAGGCTAGGGCATGGCGGCCGTCCACTCTTAACACAATGTTGAAAGACGAGTTGTATATAGGTAATGCCGTTCAGCTTGAAAAGAAGGTTGTGTCATACCGTGATAAGCGAGAAGTCCTTCGTCCTTCTAATGAATGGATTAGAGTTGATGGGGCTTTCCCTGCCATTATTGACAAGGCACTTTGGGAAGATG